CACCATTATCTCTAATTGGGAGTGTATTAACAAAACCGTTTGGAACCTTCTCTAGTAATGTATTATAGTCTTCTTGAGATATAGATGGAGTATCGCCGTTTGCCACTTTCATGAAGATGTCAAACACTGTACAATCCGCTAAATCAGCTTTAGTAGCTAATTTATCATCTACATATTTTTTGTTAACGTCTACGGTAGGTATGGTAGGTTTACCAGTAAGATCGTTGTAACTACCAGATGTAGCTACAGTAGCCAATATTGGTTTATTCAATATCAATGCATCTCCTTCTGTAGCATTCCAATCAGCATTAACATTTACTTCGGCACCAGCAGCAATGCCATTCAACTTTGTCTTATCTGAAGGTAACATCAAACCAGCTAAAGCTGTAGTAGATGCAGGAAGATTCAATTCTATATTTTCTACTACATTGGTTACTAAGTTCCTTTTATCCAGAGTAATAGAGATACCTGTTGCTGTAATATTCTTAGTAGCAGCTTCAACTACCTCATTGATGTTTGTAACTTTGGTTTTATCTGCAGTAACATAGTCATTAGTACTTAACCCCTTACCTTCTACTTTATCAACTTTAGTATCAATAGCATTATATACATCAGTAAAATCAACTTCTGGTATATTTACTACAGACCATACTCCATTCTGCCTAGCATATTGCTTACCATCTTTAGGTGCTTCTTCTACTAGTTCCCGACCATGATCACTACTTAAGTATGGTATTTTAACCCATTCCCCATTATATTTTACTTTAATTACCATAATTAAATATTAAATATTTGTTTGCCAATTGTTTTAGCTTCTGTTCTAAGTGTTTGAAAAGATTGCCATTCATCATATCTGGTAATAGGTTGACTGCCACTAAGCAATTGTTCAACCATATTAGATTTTAATGCTGCTTCCTCATCTGCACTATATCTAGTTCTGATAACCTTACTTACGAAAGAATCATAAGTTGGTTCTTCATTGAATTTTAATTCATAATAAGCATAACCATGTATATCTTCAGAATTAATTTCTTCAATATCCCATCTAACTGCCCATTCATTCATTCCTAGGTATTCTATTACTTCAGGTATATGATCACCTTGTACTTTCTTTAATTCCATAACTACTTAATAATTTTTGTCTATAATCTTTAAAATTATAAGATCTCGTAAAGCGATACCATAAATTATGACAGTTTCCATATTTACACCATCCCCAATAAGCTGCTAGTGATGTTAACCTCTTATTCTTACTTTTATAACTTAATTTATGAATAAACTTCTTTTTGATATCTTTCCTGAGTAAAGTATGATCATGGTAAAATACATAACCAATAAAATCTATACCCCTTGCTTCTACAGGAAATATCTGCCAATTACGTTTTACTTTTAGTTTCAAGTTATCAGCTAGATATTTTTCAATCTCTTGTAAGCAATATCTTAAGTAATCTTTATCTGGGTGTAATATAACAATATCATCACAATATCTGTAATAATATTTTATTTTTAATACTTGTTTAATCCACCTATCGAACCAAGCCAAATTCAAATTTGCTGCAAATTGAGATATATAATTTCCAATTGGTAAACCTTTTGGTGTAGAATAAACTACATGATGTAATAATCTTAATAGTTTCTTATCCTTAAATACCTTTTCAAACTGTGAGTATAACACATCTTGATCTATAGAAGGAAAGAACTTTTTAATATCTAATTTTAAACAATATTTTGTGCCTTCTTTATCAGCTTTTAAATCTCTTTTCAATCTCTTTACTCCATAATGGATACCTCTTCCTTTTAAACAGTTAAAGATATCTGCAGTAAATCTACTAACAAGGTAAGGTTCTATAACATTCATTATAGCATGATGGACTATTCTGTCTGGATAATACGGTAGCCCATATATCTCTCTTTCTTTATTACCACGATCGGCGATGATTGTGTATACGCAATATTCCGAAGTACGATACGTATCTTCTATTAATGCCTTTTGTAACCGGACCAGATTTTCATGTGGATTCCTGTCAAATTTCTTAACGCCGTATCTTTTAGTTTTACCTAATCTTGCCTTTTTGTCGGCCCGGACCAGATTTTCATATGATATTATCCTATTAAATAAATTGCCTATTCTTTTCATAAGCTATTTTGGTGGTAAGACCCGTTCGCCCAATACTACTAGGGTCTCTTCAAAGCACCTGTTATCTTTTACCTAGAGGTAAGGCTGATCTAAGTTCAACAAACATTTTTGTAATTATCTGAAAGTATCTGTTAGTTCCAAAATTTCACTGATATTCGTCTATGAATTCGAGGATGCATCATTAGCATTAGCTATGAAGACTCTGCATTGAGAACCATTATCTGAATTACCTGACTGTTTTTTCAAGTATGAAATAATGTGACAGCAGTCTTACTATAAAGTCATCTCATAGTAATTCTTTTAGATCCCGCCCTTGTTATTAATATTTAATTATCTGTATTACTCAGGACTATGCCTGCATTTTCTTAAATGTATCTGAATCAACTACAACGATCTTACCATAAAAGGCTAATCTTGCACCGACCTTCGTCCACGAACCCGAGGACGCAGCATTAGCATCAGCTACGAAGACCCCGCATCGAGAACCATAAACTGAAAGACCCGACCGTAGAAAGATTCTATTTCCTGTTGGATTAAACCAGCTATAATCGGAATAGTAAGTAGTTTCAGATCCACCATGTGCTGTAGGAACTACATCACCATATTTGCCTTGAGCTACGGCTTTAGTCCATCCATCATATCCATCAGTTGCAGCTGGATTAGGTTCATACCCTACAACTCTGATATTAGTAGCACCTGCTGCTTCAAGCTCTGCTACATCCTTATCTGGGAATGAACCTCCGTCATATACAACGTATTTACCTTTTAAAATGTTTATTCCTTGTACAAACTCCCACTTACTGTAATAGCAGTCTTCAAGTCCTAAGAAGTTAGTTGAATAGTATGATGTATCACTTGTAGTAGCCTTTTTACCATCTCTATTACCCAATGTAATAGTTGCTCCAGTAATTCCATAATTATATCTTTTGGTTCCACCAGAACAAGGTATTGCTGAATTAGAAGTACTAATGTTAGTGGTCTTATAGTAAGCACAAAACATTCTAGCTATAGTAGCGTGAGATCTATAATCTCCAATACCCCATAAAGGGCCGTTTGACTTAGCTTGAGATACAAATGTAGCCATTGTTTGTGAAGCAGTAGACGTTACACCCCATGCAGACAATAAAGTTCCATCAGTATTAGTATAAGCCTCAAAAGTACCTAACAACATTTCAGGTTCTTCAATATAGTCACTATCAATTTGTTGTTCAGATATATAAGTTCTCCAAATACCAGGTGATCTTTCAACAGTCTTGTGATAGTATTTTGGGAAATGTACCATTCTATTTTCTTTTCTAGCAAATACAATATCAATACCAGAACCATCGGGCCAATTAGCACTATTTTCTTCATTACAATAACTAATTAATGCAGCATCATCTCCATATGGTTTAGCAATACATCTCTTGAACTTACTTCTTAATGATTCAATTACATTTCTATTACCACCTGTTGCACATGTTGTGGATGAATTGTTTTCATCATTTTCATACCAGTATGCTAGAGTATCTTCTAGATTAGAAGTATCTACTAATGTTTTATAATACCAGGTTCCATTATAAGAACCGAATAATATGGAGCTTTTATTAATTAAATTTACTTGACCTGAACAATATTTTGGTAATCCTGTTGTGTTATCTTTTCCATCATTAGCATAAAGATTCAAAACACACCACCCCGAGACAGCAGGAGTAATCTCTCCTTGTAGCAATACATGGGAAGTTTCATCCGTATAATTGTTTATTGCCCATTTACATAATGCAATCAAAAAATCCTCTGTCGGATAGCCAACTGTCTCATAATCTGATCTTAATAAACCCTGACTTATTAAATCAGTTATTTTTGGAAAATTAATATATAATGCAAGATCACCATTTTTATATCCGGCATGGTATCCATCTAACAAATCAGCATCTAACCCGCTACCTGAACCATCATTACCAGCATGCCACACTTTATTACCTTTGTAAAGAAACCTATTTTCTCCTACTGCTAAATTATTAGCAATTTCCCAAGGAGAAGTTCCCCAACCAATATATGCATGAGTACGTGTATATTCAGATCCATTATTTGTAATCATAGAACCAAATGAATATGTAACCTCCTCATTTACATCATAAAACCTCAAAGCCGACGCCGACCCACCCGAAGAAAAACTATGAACCTGTGCAAGCTGCGCTCCTTGTAATTTTAAATTACCATTCATAACGTCCCCGGACTTCTTAACATATCTAGCATCGCTAGTATCTTGAGTCATTGCAGTAATACCTTTAGCAAATGCAATTTTAGTACCATTCTTTGTAGCAGCAGTAATTACATTACCTGTACCGGTTACTTCAATTGTCTCAAGTTTATTTGCTTTTATATTAGTAATATCCTGAGTAATTGTAGAATCATCGTAATTACTCAACCCATCAAGTTTAGTCTTATCAGCAGCAGACATTACGCCCGCAGTAGTAGTAGTGGCTTTGTTGATTACTACTGTATCAGTACTTGCGGAACCATTCACTGGATTCTTTTTAGATAAAGTAATAGTAGCTGCATTAGCATCTGTAACAGCACCAGTACCACCAGTAACATAATCAGTTAAGTTTGTTACTTTAGTTTTATCTGCATTCGTATAATCATTTGTTGAAAGACCTTTACCTTCTTCTTTCTGTACAAATCGTGCATCTGCTTGTGCTTGACTATAACCATCAAATGTAAAGTCATAGTTTTCACTGGGATCTAACCACATGATCTCTTCCTCAGTAGGTTCAGTATCTGAGATCTTAATATCCTCTGGAATAGTTACATTCTTATTAACAACATTGAGTTCTACTCTTTTAGTAATAGTCTCAATCTTATTAACTTGTGCACCTGCTTCAATACCCTGTAACTTTGCAAAGTCTTCTTTAGACATCAAACCATTAGCTGTCAATGATGCTAATTCAGCAGTACCACCTAAAGCATCCCAACCTTCACTTGTCCATGCGTAGTTGGTATCATTTTTACGAACATTCCATACATCACCAACAATATTACCTTCAGTAGGTAAATCTTCAATCGTATCTACAGATCCTTTGAAAATATATACAGAAGTAAATTTACTGTCTACTTGGGATTTATTATAGTAATTGTTAGCAAGATCATCTGCTACTACCTTTATGTTAGCATCAGTTTGATCCTTAGTATAGTACCTAGTATCATGAGTATGAGTAGTTACTTCACCTATTAATACAGCTTCAATGGCTGCTTTACTAAGTTCAGCATCTTTACCGGGTTCTCCTTGAGGCCCTTGAAATCTACCCATATTAACCCATTCAGTACCATTCCAAAAGTATAAGTCTGTACCAACAATATAAGAATCACTAAGTTGTGGATCTACTATAGTATCTAAATCTTCTGGACTATCAAGACTACCTTTTAAGATAATACCTGAGGATGGCCAACCTGTGTTTACATATACATCATTAACTTCATCCCAAAGATACCAATAACCATCATCTCCTACTTTGGGAGGATTGTCTGCATATTCTTTAGCTCTATTAGCCTGAGTATTAGCATTATTGGCAGCAGTAGTTGCATTTGTAGTAGCCTGTTGTGCAGCTGTTTTAGCCTCATTTACGGCAGTTATAGCATCAGCTGTATTCTTTTCCCTTGCAGCCTCTTGAGTCTCTCTAATCGCCTCATTTGCCTGTCTAGTGGCTTCATTTGATTCCCTTTCCTGTTCTGCTGTATCACGAGCTGTTTCAGCTGCTATTCTAGCGTCTTCGTTATCTACACGTTTGGTTTCAGCTGCGACTCTTCCCTCTTCAGAACTGATTCTCTTTGTTTCTTCCTCAATTCTTTTCTGTTCATTTGTATTGCGTTCAACTTCAGCAGATGCTCTTAATGTTTCTGCACTAGCTCTAGAACTTTCAGCAGATATACGATTAGCTTCATTAGTTTTACGAATATCCTCTTCAGACTTTCTAGAGTTCTCTGCAGCAATACGCTCATTCTCAGCAGTTACCCTTTTAGACTCTTCTGCTTTCCTACTGTCTTCATTAGATATGCGTGTATTCTCATTACTTACTCTGGTATTTTCAGCATTTACTCTACCTTGTTCCGCAGTAACACGTAATGCTTCTGCTTCTTTAACAGCTTGTTCAGTAGCTTCTACTTGTGCTTTAGCATCCAATGCTTCTGCTGCTGCATCTAATGCAGGTTGTTTTAATGACTGAACCCACTCTTCTTCAGTACCTACGAAACCATGTTTTACTGCAACTTCATATGCTGACCAACCTTGAATACCTTGCATACCAGATAAGTCAACAATAAACTTCCAGCCTTCTTGAGTTTTTAAGTAAACTTTAGCATCATCAGGATCTTCTACATTATTAGTATTAATAAGTACATATTCACCTAACTTTACATCAGCAGTACCCCAATCAGCTTCCATTGCTTCTACTGAAGGATATTCCTTCTTGTAAGTGAAAGCATCACCAATAGCAGCTATACCAGTATTAACATATTGTTTAGTATCGTAGTCATAAATCCACCAATCATTATCTACGATCTTTGGTGGATTACTAGCAATTTCTTCAGCTTTATCAGTAGCAGCGATAGCATCATCAACTATACCCTCAATTTCTTCTACAGCTTGATTGGCTTTATCTGCAGCTTCATTTGCTTTGTTAGCTGCATCTAGTGCAGCAACAGCTGCATCTTCAGATGCTTTGCTTAAACTATCAATCCAATCTTGTTCACTACCTTCGAAACCTAATTTAACTGCAATATCATAAGCACTAAGACCACGAGCTTCTATACCTGTATCTACATATACTTTGTTGATAGGATCATAAGTAAACCAATGATCATTCTCACCTATATATGGAGTCTCTGCAGTAGCTTTTACTCCAGTATCTCTATTGTCTACCCACCAGTTGCCATTAGAACCAATAAATGGTGGTACATAGTCATCTTTACTTACATCAAAGAGTACAACCCATTTTTCTATATCGTGATTGTAAACTTTAATTATTCTACCTTTTGAATCTGCTCCCAAGTCAACCCAGTACCCAACCTGATCTGGATTGGGTACGGTTATACTTGCGAACCATTCATAATATACATTATTCTTAATCATATTAAACTATATATGGATTTTCCTCTTTTATTGTTTGTATCGCTTCTAACCACTTGTTATAGTACTCAGTAGCTTTCTCATCATTACCTAATGCTGTATTTTTTACATACCCCATATAAAGAGGGTCTGCAACACTTTTATAATCCTTTTCTCTATTTTTCTCTATCTCGATATTTTTATTAATTTTTATATCTTCTATTTCTTCCTGAGTAAGAGGAAGCATATAAAAAAGATGATATAAATCATAATCTTTATGAGAATTATAGAATTCAATTTGTTCTAATGATGCTGGCATCATTTTACCTTCTAGGATATCATCATAACTAGCTGCAATATTTTCAGGAAGAATACTTTCATACCATTCTTTTGTACCTATTGTCATTCCTCCTGCAAAAAATACATAATATTGTTCGTTTTCCATAATAAGTGTTTTATTGATAAGCTAAAAATATAATATCTACTGCATCATTTCCTTTCAACCCAGGTCTATGACTTTTATTATCTGTGTCTATAAATACAATATCGCAAGAATTTGAAGATCTACTAGTTACTCCTGTAGAACCAACAAAAGCACCAACAGTAGATCTTTTACTGCCTATAGCATATGCTATATAATTAGTATTTCCAATGTTATGGTTTACTCGTATAGTACCCTCGTTTACATTTGAAATACTGGATACTTTTTTTCCACCAACTGTATACACGTTTTGTATTGATGAATTAGTACCACTATAATAGCAAATACAAACAACGCCAGGGCCAAACCAAGAACCACGATAAGCTTCATCTACTGTAATTTTTTTACAAGATAGAGTACCTGTTATAGCGGCATTATTTGCTACCATTGAACCATCTTGATAAACTCTAAAAGGAGCCCAAAATCTATTTCCTTGTGAAGTACCATCATCAAATGGTTTACCTGCCCATATTCGTACTTCTCCACTACTATCTCCATAACCTGAAATACCTGCAGTAGCTCTACCATTTCCATCTAATGGACCTAAAGTAATAATGCCACTTTTGTACATGTTTATTTTACCTTTATTGTAACGAGTTACATTACCAATGTTTGTAATATCTTGTAATAGATCTTCATCTCCAATAGCTATTACTTGTGCACTAGCATTTGCATCATTACCGGGATCTAGTACAACACATTTATTCGCAGAATAAATAATACCAGTAGGATCAAAATTCCAACCTGCTATATTAGCTGTTTGTGCTAATAATAATCCTGTTGCAACCATTTCAAAAGAAGACATTACTTGAAAACCACTAATACTACTAGTATGACCCTTACTCTTTACAATGTAGTATTTACCGTTGTGTTTAACAACATCCCTTCTATCATCTGTCCAGTAATAAGTTTTACTACTACTAAAATCTCCTCTAAACACTAATGCTGGTCCTGCTGGTCCTGCTGATCCAGTAGCTCCAGTAGCACCCTGTGCATATCTACCTTTCACGTATTGCTGTGAAGCGTCATCATAATAATACCAATAACCATCGCTACCTATATATGGTGAATAACTATCCTGACCATTAACTCCATCTTTACCGGAGAATTTAACTGGTTCTGTCCATCTATAAGATGTATTTGGTATTAGATCTATAGAATTAGTATTTGGATTATAAGTACCTTTACTTGACCAAGTAGTATAGCTACTTAGATAATGTGCATCTAATGACCAGTTGTATGCGCCTGTTGCAGTAGGTAATGTGGTAAACGTTGGCCTAGAAGGTGTACTATTACTACAGATATAAATAGTAACTTCTTGTTTACCATCTTGGCCAGTAATTCCCTGTTTACTCTTGGATATTACAAAATCTACTGTGTCTACTTTTGTATTTGATTCTTTTACAGTTGTATAAAAATCTATTTTATATACTAAAGCATCTGAAGTAAACGCAGAAAGTTTATCTGTAGGATAGCTTAATTCTTTTGTACTACTATTATAATTTAAAGATGGACCTGTTCCATAGTAAGGGGTTCCATAACCTTGCAATGTATAATTGGTTACTTCCTCATTACCATATCTTAATTTACTAGTTGTAGTTGCTACTCTAGCGGCATCAGCGGTGAAGTTACCGTTCTCATCAGTTACAATAGAACAGTTTTCATTTTGTAACGAACCACGATAAACATTTTCTCCATCTCTTACTTTGTTAATAGTTATGAAATCATAAAATTCGTTACCAACTGAATCTGTAACTACACACTTGAAAGTGACTTCATCAGCAATGTTCATCCATGCAGAGTTATATTGTACTCGTAATGTTGGACCTACTTCGTTCTGAATTAAATTCCAACTGTATTTACCAGCCTCACTATAATACCACTTATAAGTTGCACCATTAACATTTGTAGTAGATGTTGAAATATCTATATAAGTTGGATTTGGTACAGTTTCACCACTCTTGTAATGAAAATATTGTTCGCCAGTCATTGTCATATACATAGCATCTTCACCATTGAACCCATTTTCACCATCTTTTGTAGTACCTATATACCATACTTTATCGATAGCGTATCCATCTTCCAAAGTAACACCAATGGTTATTTCTGCAGTGGTAAAGTTTAAAGTATCTAAATACACCCTATTAGATGCTAAATCGACATGAGCTGTAGCAGTTCCTTTTACAGACTTAATTGTCATATTTTTGATACTTATTGCATTTATACCATGATATGCCATAACATCTGTATATATCTCACTTATTACTATTTTTGGATTACCAGATTCGTCATAAGGAATCACGGCGGTACCATTACTTAAGTCTACATAATAAGCATCTGCCCCTTCAGCGCCATTAAACAATTTCGCAAGCTGTACATCATCATAATACTCACCACCATCTGAATTAGTTACTGTACATCTTAATGATAATGTCCTTTGACCCTTATTTAATGAAGTGTAAAATACCTCTAATGAACTATAAGTTCCCATAATTACTCCAGTATCTAATCTTGTCCATTCAAAAGATGGATTAGTCATACCATGCACATTTGCTGTGAGACTTATAGTAGATGGAGTTGGCGTTCCACTATCGTCAGGTGTTTCGTATAAGAATAGTCTGTCACCAGTAATTTCTACCCATTTAGCAACATCATCACTTGGAGTACCTGCTTCACCTTTTGATACTTGTTTCTGCCAATCATCTTCTTCATCTTTTGGTTCTGCTGTAGTGCCATCTGGTTTCATGCAAATCCATAAACTACCATTATGACTTACTTGATCGTAATAATAGTAAGTATTACCAGAAACCCAAAGGCCTTTATATACAGGTACTCTAACGATTCCTGTATTAGAAGTTTGATAAATTGTACCTACAAATTTAGTTTGTTCTCCACCAATTACAACTCTTTCCCTTACTACACCAGCTACAGGATCATCTGCCAGAGTAAACTCGTCAATACCTTTGTAGAATGTCAATCTAGGAGCATTCATACCTTTAGCACTAATATAGATCGCATTACGACGCTCATCCATTTGTAAGTTATAATCTGGATCAGCTTCATACATGTGCCCTAACTGAAGTATAGTATCTCCTTCTCCTGGCTCTGAGCTATTTGGTTCACATACATCCTTTGATAATACAATATAATCTCTTCCAACTTCATTAACTTTACGCCAATATCTTTTAACATTTTTACCATCAAACTGTTGGCATATTGCCATATCGTTAACTACAAATTCATTGTACTTAGTTCCATCTTCTGTATCAAAATAGCATTTGTATCCATCAGCAAGTGTTTCTACTTTAGTACATTTCATGTCTCCTAAAGTAACTAACAAATCTCCTCCGACAGCCTTTATCTCATTTACTGTAAGTTCATTAACTGTCATGTTACCTCTTACAAATAAATTATCAAGCTCTAAATTCCATTTAGTTCCAAAAGGATACAAACTAGCGCCTTGTCCATCCCAACCAGATCTAAATATTGTTCCACCCTGTAAACCATTTTTAAAGTCTATTCTACCTTCTGCAGTATCCCCATATTTATTTAAAAAGGTCTTTTCAGTTTTTAAAGAAGTATACAATGTACCATCAGAAGGTTGAGTTGTTTCTGTTGATTTAATTACAGGTAAAGAACCAGAACTGCTAGCTACTGCTTCTACTTGATTTTCAAGTTTAGACAATGCTTGATTTAACGTATCAGATGTAGCTAATGGAGATGCATCGTTTGCTTTATAATAACCAGATAAAGGAAATATTGTAGCAGTACTTTGGGTATGATATCCTGGAGCAGATCCACTACCACCCCCATTTGCAATAAGTTCAGATAATGCTGTAATAGTATTTTCAGCTACTGTGAGTCTATTGAGAGCATCCTGTAATTGTTGTAATGTAGATCTATTATCAATATCGTCTATCCATTCTTGCATAGTACCACCAATCTCTGACATATCGGTGTCATGCTTAGTATCTAATGTAATGATCTTATTATTTAACACATCATAGTAACTAGTGATAGTACTATTAAGATTAGTAGTTACACTAGTATCTCCTTCTACTATCTTATTACTAAGATCTTTATAATTATCATTTACTTTAGTATCTAGTATCTCAACATCTTCTTCTACAGCATCTACTCTCTCATTAGTAGCAAATGTACCTGATAGTGATGTAGTAAAACTTCCACTAGTAATATTTTTATTACTACCATCTTGTACAAGGGTAATGAGGTCTTGCTCCTGTAGTTTAGTTGTTAGTTCAAATTGTGATATCTTTTTATTCATATTACTCTTGGATTATGTGTTCTTCAATTTCTGTCAATATACAATCATTGTCGATATCTTTTTCTGGATAGAAATTAATTTGTTTTTTTAAACAATGTATATATCCTATAATTTTATCTACATCCTCCTGAGTAATGGGAAAATCTTCATCACCCAATTTAGTACTGGCCCAACTAGATAATTTGTCTAAATGTAACAATAATACTAAATTAGTAATAGAAGTTCTATCCAGTTTTGTATTGTACTTAGTAGACTGATTAACTAATTCACCAACTTTACTTACATAATTCGCAATATCCATCTTTACAATTTTTACAGTCATCAATAGTACAATTACACGTTCTCATATCAAGTAAATTCAGCATTTCATTATAATACTGTTCTGCATCATCTGCAAGATTCAAAGTAGTAGCATTATCATAAAGTGTTTTCTTAAACAGAAACATCATTATTTTATCCTTCATTTTGTTATCTAGGCAGTTGTGGCAATACGTAGTTAGCAGTTTTATTTCTGCATAATACAATGATTCATTCATTTCCATATCAATCGTATATAAAATAAAAGGGGAAAGGGATATTACTCCCAATCCCCTTTTTGGTTTGAATTATATTTTTTGATTAAGCAACTTCTACAAAAGCTTTTAAAGCTGTCATAAATTCAGAGTCATCAAGTTCACCAGCATTTACATACAATTCACAAGCTAATGGAGTTGTTTTAATATATTGATTATCATCACTAAGATATTTATTATCCCATTCGATAGACAATGTATCGTAAGTAGCACTTAAATCGGCTTTCAACTCAGGAGCAATGTACGGATATATACCATTTGCACGGTGTGTGATACCTCTGTAACCAAGAGCTGCATTTTCACGATCACGAACAATTTTCGGATTACCCTTACCTGGAGTACCTTGAGTTTTAGCAATCGTTAAATTGGCAATAGGATACATTACATTACTCAACAAACCGGAAGGAATAGTTTTCCACATAAATGCTTCCACAGAAACCTGAGAATAATTTGAGTCTAACATAATACCTTCGTTGTACGGCATTTCCTTAGCATTCAATGTAAGAACAGCAGCATCACTAGTTGCTACTACTCTGGCTTCTTTGTGTTTGTTGATTTTGTTTTTGAAAGCTGTAATCAAATCAGTTGCATTAGTACTCTTTGCAATTACTTCATAAGTATGAGTAAATTGCCCAGGTGCCTCATAGATGTCATTGTACACTAAACGTAATACATAACGATGACCAACTTCCGGAGTAACATTAGTAGCTGTGATTACAATTTTATCTTCAGCTGCAGCTACATATTCACTAAATACCATGTGAGGTTTAGAACCTTTCATGATAGGCATTGAGAAGCGAATAACTGACTTAGTTGATTTTGTACCTGCTTCATTGTAAACATCTTCTTTGCCTTCGCAAACACCGATATACAATGAACTAGCAGCTTTAGCACCAGCTGCATCTTTTACAATTGCTCTATTTTGATCAAATAATGCAATTTGACCTTCTGTCAATGCATCTGCTGTCGTATAAGATGCAGGTGCTTTAGTACCAATAAGTACTGTGTTCACATGTTGTAACATAATTATTGTTTTTTATTGTTAAACTTAAATAGACGTCTAGCTTAACATTTTGATTAGTTCTTCTACTTTCGTGTTTCAGATTTCCTCGTCAAACTAAACTATTCGTATAATCATTCCATTGTACTAACTTCGTTCATATACGATTGATATCTTGGATTAGCCTTATTTTCCAAATACAACTCTACCGCTAACTTAACTATCTCATTGTGAGTTGCAACTGGCATATCTGTGTACTCATCAAATGGTGCATCAGTAAGGCTAATCTTTTTAGGAGTTCTCAAGTAAGTGAGAATATAATTTCTTATATTGTAATTTCCGTCTGTATATAAATGAATTTCATTTCCTTCATATAATCTTAATGGTCTGGCGGATCTACCATGTAATCTGTATTCTGACAAAGTGTTTTGTCTTTGTCTATCTATATTCTCTACTGTAGCTTCTAACACATCTGTGTTTTTAGTTCTTGGTTGACCACTTGGGCCCACAGGCCAACAATGATCGTAACTAAATATTACAGCTGTCTCTCCTACAGTAAACATATAATCATCTGGCAGAGTAACTGTATACTCTTCTGGATATGTAGTAAATTGATAAGATTTTCTAGTAACTAATGTACGAAGATCATCAATTCTTTTTTGGTCTTGTTCAAATCCAGTTTGCTTGAAATTAATACCAGAATATCTAGTTTTGATAAATTTATCTAATCCAGCCATTAACCAATACTCAATATCTGAAGTAGTAGGTTTTGTTAGATTGTCATCTAATTGATCTATTTCTAATTCAAATGCTGCTTGTAATTCAATATACTTCATTATTGTTGATTATTTGGTTGTTTTACTTGTAATCTATATTTACCTTCAGTAATAAACATATTAACTGCTAAATCTACAATTTCACTATGAATTGATTCTGGTAGTTCACATTTACTAGCTCCATCAGTAGTATTAAATCTTAATGGTTTTCTATAGTAAGTTAATGTAACATTACCTAATGTAGTATATGCATCTACTGCTACTTCTATATAGTTATATTTAGTAGTAGGATCTGATACTAATGCAACAGCAGGTTGCCTAATGATAGGTGTATTGTATGCAGTTTTAATAAACTTACCAAGATTCCTATACTTAACTAATTGATTATCTACTCTAACAAAATCTTTGTATTGTTTATATGTACCTTTTACTTTACTAAAAGAATGTACATATAAGAAATATTCTTCAGTAGGTACATATGGTAATCTGTATCTTGTGAAACCATTAAGAGTAGTACCTGTTGCGGTTAACTCTTTTTCTACTAATAAACTCTTAATAGAATCTGTATTTCTAGTATGTATATTGGTTTCAGTTTCCATTTGGTCGTCACCAACATAGTTCATCATTACATACCTATCTTGAGCTTCATTTAGTATTGAAAATATAAGATCAGAGTTAGGTTTCTCATCTATAATAAGATCTGGGCTAATAAGTTGAATTCGTCTTTCGAATTCCATTTGCATTTCCTTACTACTCATATTACTCTGATAATTGTGCTACGTACTGTGGATGTGTTTGAGTTCTTGGAGATTCAATATTCTCAATTGCCATGTCAGCAGCTAATTTAACTACTTCATATTGCATATACTCTGGAATTTCATCTAGAGTAGACGTAATATCTTGATTATTAATCTTTCTTGGGTATGCTAGATAAGTAATATCTATAGTATAGGGACCTACCATAAGATCCCTATCTATAAATACTATTAACTTATTATCTTCCAGTATTGCTACAGGTTCTTCAATCCAAGGTTTATTATTATAAGTTTCTAAGAATCTAGTAGCTTGTTCGTGACTAATAAGTTTTACTGTAGCTATTTTATTACTACCAAAATGTAAAATTCCTTCTAAGAAGTACATACGCTTATCTTGAGTATCATCACCATAAGTAATACTAGATTTGAAATTATTCATAGTAAGTCTATTACTTATAGATTCACTTAGTAAAGACAATCCCTTATCAGTTTTTACTAAACCTTCTAAGTCTGCTACTCTTTTTACATTACCTTCAAATGGTATTCTAAGAGTATTGTTACCAGTAGCTTTAGTAGCTATCTTACTTAGATACGCTGTATATAACCAATAATCAATTTCCTCAGGTAAAAAAGATGGACAACCAGATATACCAATATTAACGGCATTTTTATCTGCTTCAATCTTAAACGTTATATGTGCTTCTAATACTGTCATGTTTACTTTTACTTAGATTCGATTTCTTGAAGTATAGTCATTTTGATATCCTGATTCTTTTTATCATTTAATGAAGCAATAGCATCTTCTAAACTTCTACCAATGATGTCAGTACCATAGTAATAGATGTTTTTAGACTTACGAATTACATTCTTTGAAATAGCTGCTTCAATAATGTATTGAGTGTCTCTTACTTTGTTGTTTACCCAAATCAAGAAGAACTTATCAGGATTATTTTCAATAAGATCAAATAAACTACTTTCAACTAGCTCATTACTGATATTGTCAGTCTTGTGACCATATAAGCGTAAACATTTGCGCATTTCCTCAATTGACATCTTATTAAATTCAGAGAATGCCTCACGTTTAGCTTTATTTCTTTTGTTAGCTTCTTCAGCCTCAATTTCTTTATTTACAAGAACATAATCATGAGTAGGCTTAAGGTTGTTAATACCATTTGCTACTCTTTTGTGTCCTTTTAAAAATAAATATGCAAGTTCATCTTCAGGCCTTTCTGTATGTAAAACTTTATCTCTTGCGCCTAAACCGATTGCATATGTTTTCCAGAATCCACTTTGTGGAGATAAATGTCCTTCTTCATATCCCATTTCTTTCTCCAAACGTCTAGCATCTTCTGGGGTTAAACCAGTATATCTATTACCAGATCTTGTCCAGTAAGTACTGATATAATCTTTACAATTCTTATACTTAGCTATTCCAGCCCATGGATTTGTACGGGCGAATTTTAATATAATATCCATAGTATTTTGTTGTTACACTGCATCTTTGAATCTAAATATATAATCATAACTTATTTTATTTCCTCTTATGGATTTTCTAATAGTTGTAGAATGAATTTTAGTTTCTGCTGCAGCTTCTTTTAAACTGTTAAATTCTTTAATTACATCCAAATCTTTATCAAACATTAATACTTTCTTTGTACGTCTGGCATTACTTTCAGCAACCGCTTTTCTGTGTTCATCAGAATAATTTAATTTGTGTGTTTCTGACATTCTTTTCTTTGCTTCATCAGAAGCTTTTCTACCTAAAGCTTTTTGTCTTAATTTTTCTTTGGTTTCCTCAGAGTGTTTTCTACCAAAAGTTCCATCACCTCCATCGGTTAAATTATAACCTATTTTTCTATCTCTGCTGTTAAAGAATTTTATGTAATACTTTTCTTTTTCTTTTAACTCCTCGGCATTTTCTGCAAAGTCGATGACTTCTAATGTGAAATTATCTTCTCCATATTTTGCCATGGATTTATGAATAGGAGCAGGTTCTCCGATGCGAGCTTCATACCAATGATGTCTGTATCTAGCACCGGAGCCCTGATTTGTTATTCCTATATAAATTTTATTAGTTATTTTGTTGGTTATCTTATATACTTCGTATGTTCGCATAATAGTAAATTTTTAAAACTCACTATTATAAACGTCAACTTCCATAATAAGTTCCAATTATTTTGAACTAATCTTCGACCTCCATCAACAATTCTCCGCAAGCACGAGGGTCTCTTAACATGATACCCATTTCACCTAAGAAGTGAACAGAGTAACCGTCCTTTGCATTAGATCTTACTGTGGATTTATTCTTGGAGTAACCAGTTCCTGGAGCTACAGAACCTGAAGTATTCCAGATAACCATTTCACGATCCTTACGAACAACCTTAACGATATTAGCTTGACCATCACGTCTACCAAGATCCAAGAATGTCATTCTATAAGATTCCAGTGGTTTACCAGATACCGGATGTAACAAACGATTATAAGTAGGATCATCATACAACGGGAAATGTTTCAATGTCAACTCGATGCCATTTGTCATCTTGTATGTTACAAACTGACCACCTAAAACCAAAGCCTGACCAGAACCACTGATAAACTTCGTATCAATCAAGTTCATCGTAGCCGCTTTTTGTTTCAATACACGGTCAAATTCTTTCATACCCATTTCACCAGTTAAAGCAACAAACTTACGTTCGTTAGTACCTAAGATATTGTAAGACAAATCAAACAAGAAGTCTTCCAACAATTCCGGAGTTAACTCAGTGTAGTAACGTCTGTTAGACGGAGCAATCTGTTGCAACAAACCTGCAGGAATGTAAACCGGACGACCATTTGTACCTAACAATGAAGTAGAACCGTCTTTATTTACATTAGACTTAGAGTAAACCATCATTCTCTCACATCTCTTAGACCACTCACGCATTGCCTTCCATTCCTGATAATCAGACCACAAGTAAGAAGTCTTACCAGTTTTAGGATCTTTCAAAGCAATCCAAAGTACTGTAGAATAAGCTGTACCTGTAATATCATAATCCAAGCGAGTCGTAAACAAGAAGTTTCTCATCTTGAAATGAGTATTATAATTCAGGATATCACCCTCTTCACTGTACTCTTCGTAAGCAGAAGCTAAACGAGATACTTGACGACCGGCTAACAAATATTCACCAGGAATATAAGAGTTAGATTGACCATCTGCAATGAAACAAGTATAAACCCATTCATTACCATCTTGATAAGGAGCACCAGAAACACGTACTTGATACTCTCTATTATCAAATTCCAAAATTGCACCAGGACCAAACCATTTGTCCTCTAACCACAACATGATAGGTGTGTTACCCAAACCTGCCATAACTGTGCTAGCATTTGCAGCAGTGATTTCTGTTCCCTGCCATTTTGCAGAGCGAATCGTCACAGCTCTATCGCTATCAATCATTACAGACCATTCGTAGTCTCTTTGGTCAATTGTCATTACATTACCAAGACCACCAGTAATCGCATCCAAAGAAGTGCTATAACCATCATCTTTAGAACCGAATACATAAGAAATAACACGGGTTACTTCATACGGTCTAGTAAGCATTGCATTTGAAATCATATTCTCATCAACAAGATCTGAGAACCATTTACCTCTACCGATCTGTAAATTATTTAAAATTCCGTTATCCATATAAATGTTAGTAATTTATTTTTAATTAAAGTAGTTGTACTGCACGACTAAAAATAGAGTTAGATGAACTTGTATTAATTCTCTTAGTACCTTTACTAACGCCTGTTGATCTGAGACTATTTTTCAGATTTTTAATAGCAGAGCTAGTACCCTGTTTTTTGGCAGCATCTAACAAAGTGTCACCTCGCATTGTAAAATAAGCTGACTCTATTAAATTCTTTACGCTCTTGGAATAGTCTTTTTGGTACTGGGTCTTTCCACTAGCGTCGGCTTTAAATATATAAGCCAATAATTCTTTCTTGTCCTTAGCTGGTATCTTAATACCACGTATACTGTCCAAGGACTTTATTTCACCGACAACGTCATCAAAAAACTTTTGTTGGCGCTGTACCATTTCCTCCTTTTTGATTCTTTGTTGCTCTAATAGCTCTTCTTTCTCTTTTGCAACAATCTCTTGAAGTTCCTCAACCGCATCTCTAGCCTCATCTTCTAATACTCCAGCATCTTCAAATCTTTCGATTTTCTTAGCAATTTGTTTGTCACTGTAACCTTTTCTAGCTAGTAACTCTCTCAATACTATCTTTTGCTCATTTTCATTTTCAATATCAACATTGTCAACATCAATGTCCGGAGTAATAGAGAAATAATCTTCTAACTTACCACCATTACGAACAAATTCATCTAATTTTGCAACATCTTCACTTGCATATTCTGGAGTAGATTGTTCTTCAATTACTTCTTTAAAATACTTAACCAATTCTTCTACAGTCTTTGGTTTTTCTTCTTCCTCTTCTTCATCAAAATCCCATTCTAATTCTTCAGCAATTGCATCAAATAAAGCAGATACTTGTTTAGATTCAACTTCATCTTCTTCAGTCTCTTCTTCAATTTCTTCTTCGGTTTCCTCTTCTTCAGTCTCTTCTTTATCCTTTTTCTTAGAGGCTTTCTTAGATTTCTTAGGTTCTTCTACTTCTTCCTCTTCAACTTCATCGATTTCCTCTTCCTCTACTTCTTCCTCTTCTTCTATTTCTTCTGTCTTTTTATTTTTAGATCCAGGAGTAGCAGGTCTAGCTTTAGCAGACTCTTGTTTTAGTCTCTCTAATTCTTCATCATCAATATCATCGTTTTGAGAGATGGTGTTACCAACTTGTTCAGTGAATATATCAGTTATAGCTGTAAATCCAAATAGTGTATCGTTACTATTGTTTTCCATAATTAATTATAATTAGATTGTAATTGTTATTTTTTCTTTCTTCCTTTATGATTCCACTTAGCAGCATTTTGAGCAAATATTGCACGTTTTCTAGTCAATGGGTTTTTACTATGCGTTAACTCTTCTGTACTTTTACCTGTTCTTTTCTTAAGTGCGTTAAACTTCCCACGATTCTTTTTCTTGATGTGTATACCTCCGTCTTTATAAGAAGGAATTGGGTATACTGGGTATAAATTTTCCATATTGATTATTCTTTATTTAGTTCATGACCTACAAATCCAGCACCACCTAATGGCATTAAAATTTCCATAGGAATTAGTTTGTTCAATCTATCAATATACTCGTTTTTATTTCTATATAAATCATATTGATTCTTAACCATTTTATTTGATGTCGGATTTCTCATATATTCCAAAATCATATTTTCGTCTACAGGAGTACTCCAGTTTGTAATTTTACCAGAATCTTTTAATGATCTCTTTAGAGTTAACATATGACTTTTAGCTTCTGTAGGATTTAATAAGTATGATCTACTTCCAGCAGCATCAAATAATCCCATTTTTCTTAACTCCGCAGAACTATATGTATTGTTAGAATTTGCTAAATAATTTAGATAAGTGTTTGTAATATATTCTTTACCACTATCAAAATCCTGAATCTTTCTAGATCCTGCTAAACCATCTGCCACATGTCCTAACTCATGATTAGCAGTTCCAGGCATATAAATATTATTATCTAATATTATATTATAATCATTTATATCTGTAGGTAATACGTTATCTTTAATATTTTTTATATTTATTTGCCCATAACCGTCTTTGTCCGTATTACCCCATTTGACATAACTACCTCTTTTAGTCATGTCTTTATATGCAATATTAGAATAAGCTCGTTTGTAGTTAGTTCCATATGTTTTGTCTACATTTTCTACTAATTCACGAGTTCTTTCATCTGGAAAAATTGCTTGTTCTATTGTCCTAGAAATTTCTTGTTGGTACTTCTTAGAATTTCTATCCTTTCTTAATACTTCAGAAAATTCAGAATCATAATCTTCTTCCGTTTTCTTTTTAGTTTTCTTTTTGGTTTGAGTAGGAGCAAAACTGTGAACACTAGCTCCATCAATTTCAGTACCCTCAACTATTCTTCCTACTTTGGACTTTAGTTTTTTGATGCCTTTTCCAACTCCCCAAGGTATTAGATTTAATGCAGCATCAATAGCAGCTCCAGTATAGTCTCCTTTACCTAAATCTTCAATGAAGTTAACGGCATCTTTAATATAACCAGCTGGAGTAATATAAGCTTCTGGTTGAACTGTATTAACTGCACCTGATATTTTCCTTTGTCTTTCAAAGTATTCAGGAGTACCAGTCCTATATTCAGATCGTATATTTGTTTTCTCTCTTTAAGAGATAAATCTTTCCATTTCATACTAGTAATATTTATTTACCTGTCTTACCTGGTTTACCTTTTCCGCCCTTTTTAGAGCCTCCTTTACAAGCCATAATTAGTCCTCCTATTTTTTAGATTTAGATTCACCAACTACCTTATTTTTTAAAGCAGTCTTTGCTTTTAATTGTTCTCTCTTATAAGCTGCATCATCTTTCATCTTCTGCAACCTCTTAGCCTCTTGCAATTTTCTATTTTCAAGAGCTATTTTTTCTTTTTCAATTGTAGCTTTTAACTTGTCAGCTTTTTCTTGTGCAGCAATTTTACGTTTTTCAAGTTCTTTCTTATTTTCTTCAGCTCTAGCTTTATTAGCTAAATCCATTTGTTTGCTCATAGCATCAGATACAGCTTTTTGTCTAGCTATTTCTTGATTACCAATCTCAATAGGATCTGGTATACCATTCATATCCTGATCCATATTCTCAGATCCTCTATATGCATTTAATTGAGCTACAGTAATCTTAGTAGCATTATCTTGATCAATCTTATATTTAGTAAGATCAAGTTCAGCTTCTTTAAGCATAAGCTCTTCTTCCTTAACTTGATTTTGCATTTCAATAAGCTGCTGCTGTTGTTGATTTTCTTGCTCTTGCATTGCTTGTTGTTGCTCCAATCTGTTGTTTTCTATATCTTGTAATTTGGATTTAATTACACTCAGATTGTCACTAGTAAATATTTCAGCAGCATCTAACAATGATGCACCATTCTGCATAGCTGGTTGTACAAGACTCTTAAGTTGTTCAATGGCTTGACTTTCTTTGGTACTGTCAGTTACAAAAATATCAAAGTCTTCATATGACCAATTGTCATCCATTTGCAAGAATGTTCTAGTACCCTCATCAAATATATAATTTAAATACTTTTTATCATCCTTCCATGCAAACTTGGCACTATCTAATAACATTGATAATACATGTGTTTTAATTTGATTATGTAACCAAAACCATGGCTCAGTAATATGAGCAGATTGAACTACAGATCTTTCTACATTACCCACTAGCTCATTACTAGAAATAGATCCTTGTCTTTGCTTTGTTACTCCGGACAATTCAGATACCATTTCTTCAATCTTCGCAAGTAATTGAATGTACGTATTAATAGTATTAGACATACTTGCATCAATAGAAGTCCATTGATTGTATGGTGATGGTTTACCACCCTCTCTACCAGGAATGTCCCAACCTTCTTCGTACGGATTGACAAATGCTACACCAAGTGCCCCTAAGTAATGCATCCACTTATCTACATCTATACCCATACTCTTAGGTATTTGAGTAACATCTATTACAGGTATTTTTCCTTTGTCTCTAGCTATTGCCATTTCAAGACGATACCAAAGTATGATATACATGTATTGTAGTGGTTTCATAATAGCAACTAATGACTTGGCTTTAGTATTTGTATTACTATAAGCTGCACCAGTGTATGGTAATTTAGCACTATTTAAATTGTCTCCTCTACGGAATTGGTACTCTAATGGTTGCATACCAAAGTAAAGATCATCGCCTGCTCTGTATCCTTCCCATGCTTCAATAATCCATTTCCATTCAACATTGATTTCTTCACCAGTAGGTTTATAATATTCATCTACCTGTATTTCATCTGGCATACCTGTCTCAGGATCTATTATTGTAACAAACCCTATCTTTTTAAGTGATTTCCAGCATACATGATAAACTACAATGTTATCTGGATCTCCATAAGGATTATGGTCTGGTAATTTATTATATGATTTTAAATTATAATGAACAAAATCATCTACTGGACTTTTGTCTGGACCAAATCCAGATGTAGGTTTTTGATCTACTATTTCTAACAATTCATTTAATTGCTTTTCATCCAGTTTATCATAAAACTGATCATATATTTGGCTCCATGACATTAATGATCTATAACAACACCAAGATGCATCGTGAATGAATTCAATACCTTCTTCTGCAGGATACTTAAAATCTTTAGGATTGATTCTTTTAATAACTGGTTCACCATTTCTAATTCCTATGTAATACTCTTCAAGTCCTGCAACAAGTGCATCTTTAAAGCCTTTCATAAATTCATGAGAAATGTTTTCTTTCTTAAGTAAGAATAATAAGCTTTGATATGCTGTTGTTTCTGCTGCATCTTTGTAATCCTTTGTTAAATACTTCTGTATTTGTTCTGGTGTTTGAATTTCGCCTGTTTGTAATCCTTCTTGAAATCTAGCTTGATCTTCTGGGCTTAATTTAGCAAGCATAGCAGCTTGCATATAATTCAACAGCATCTGTTTAGCTTTGTCTTGTACTTCACTACTAGCAATATCACTAGTACGGCACACTCTAAAGTTAAATGGACGTTTTGTTTCTTCACCTAATAATAGATCTACTTTTGGACGTATGATATTATAATCCTGTGCCATTGCTGGAAAGCCATCATCTTGATTGAAAGGATTTGTAACATACTTTAGGTCTTTTTCATTGTATATACTATTATATAAATCATAATAGCTTTGCATTTCTTCTTCATCAGGTATACTTTCGGACGAAGCTATGCCAGATATTCCAATAATGTAATCCACGCAGTCTTTTCGCCATTCTTCGGTTTTTTTACTGAGTGGTAGTCTTTGGATAGGAAATGAGTTGACTGTTCTTTCCATATTAATTAGTAAACATAAATGTGGTTGTATTATTATTTAAAGGCATGAATGTAAATGAATCATCTGTATTTTTAAACAATGGTTTATCAAACAATCTCATTTTCTTTTCAACATCCTCTTTCTTCTTTACTTGTATATTATACAATTGTTCTCTATAGACCATTACCTGCATAAATGCCATAACCCTATCAAAGTTTCCTTTGTCATTATATTGAATAAGTTCTTCAAGGAATGGTTCAGATAGTACAGTATTTAAACCTAATTGCTTTTGATCTCTAAGTTCTTCCAGCCATTCTTTGATCTTACCTTCTCCCCAAAGTTTGATCTCTCTATTCATATGACATCCTTTTCGTCTATTTACTGTAGAATTATTAACAATATCTTTAATGATGTCTGGTTGATCAGCAAGTAAATGGCTACAATGTTTGTTATTGAAATAAGTAAATAAACCAGTGTTTTGGTTTTCTACCATTGCTTTTGCATTGTAGTAAATAAGTAACTTACGAACATTTTCATAAAACTCTTCAGCAGTTTTTGGCCTACCTGTATATTCTGCTACAATGATATCTGAATATGATTCAAAGTCTTGAAAACGTTTATATATAAAACAAGAACCTAATGAATTAGTACCTGATTGATCGTGATCATATGGGTCAATACCAGCTATATATAAACCAAATGGTGCATCTTTAACTGGGTGTTCCCATATAACTATTTTACCAGTAGGATCAGAATTCTTTGGTAATGGGAATTCGGTTATGTCTCCTGTTTTCTGTATATTCCAAATTATCTCTCCATTAACTAGAGTAAGAGTACCTACTTGTTTATGATTCTGTAACTTAGTGTTAGTTCTTATCCTTGCTAATTGTTTTTGTAATTCTTTCTTTGGGAATATGTTACCAGATAATTCAGTAAATGCTTCTGCAGGAGATTCAGAGTGTTCTGCTACGTATCTATCTATTTGTTGAGAACTAGTAGCTTCTTTTAATTCTTCTTCACGTAGATTTAAAATAAACTGTCTTGCTTTGTCATGAAGAGTATTACCATCCTCATCCATATACAATCGTTTACCAGTCTCATCACGTATATCCAAATTAGTGTGTTGAGGTATAAAGAAGCCACATTCCTTACTCTGGATACCATCATCCCATATATTTTCAAAACCTATGCAATTGTACGATTTAGGGTTATAAAATGCTTCACGTAATGTCATTACTGCAGGACCTTCGTCACCACCAGTACCGAACATAATCATGAGACCAAAAGCAACGCCATCTTGTTCTACAGATGGTCTAGCAATTTGCCATGCTGCTTTAAGTTCTGGGAAAGTACCTGCCTCTTCCCAAAGTATTAACATACCTGCTTTACCACGTACAGCATCTGGGTTATCTTTCAATGATACACCTATTATCTCTGATTTATAACCAACTTCAATTTTATTACCAAAATTATCAGTTACAATCATAGAAGCTCTACGACGCATACTAGTATTTACAGCTTGTCGTTTCTTACCCCACGCCGTGTTTTCATCTATAAAGTCCATGTAATCCCAGGCCTTAGTAAGGATACCATCATCAGTAAGATACTGTTTATTTGAGGCATACACATAAGACTTAGAACCGGGTATTAAAAAGAAATTACGACAAAGCATAGAACCACCTTTATAGGAATAACCTTTACGTCTAGCTTTTGCTACACATAAGTGTTTGCCTTGATCCTGTGCGCTTTCAATAGCTTGAAAATAGTAATAGTCATAATCATAAAAGTCAGGAAATGCTAACTCTCTTACTTTAATTAGCTCTTCTTGACCTTGTTTATTCTTTTTATTTTTGTATACAATTCTTTGAATTGGGCAATAGTTTAAATAAAAATAGTTATACCCAGTGATGTAGTCCCCATCATCTGCAGTATAACCATTAATGCATCTATCGGCCTCTGTTTCCCAAAAATTGAAATACTCTGATGTACCTTTTGGGAAGGAACAATAAGACCCCGACTCTATATAAGTTAGCGCCGGGGTTCTGAATTTATTAGAATTTTTGATTTTCTTTGTGAAATCAATCATAAATTACTTTCTTCGTTTAAACAGGTTCTTAATTTTCTGCCATAAACTAGTTTTAGTAGTGTGATTATTTTCTGTTTTTTCATCCATGTGTGATATAGCATAAGCAGCAGCTTCAGCCAAATCTCTTTCTTGCTCTGCTTTCATGTTGTTATATACTTCAGTAAAATCAAAAATAATCATTGTCGGTTTAGTATTCTTTTTACTAGTTTTAGTCTTAGCCATAATTGCAATTTCTTTAAGCCCTTAACGGGCAGGTTTTTATAATGTCTTTTATTGTGTCGTATTTTCTACAACTTCTTTTTTGGTAATTCAAATGGGTTCATTTCTCCACCGCCTCTAACTTTGCTATTCTTAATCTCTTCTGCTCTTACTTGAGATTTAAGTTTCACAATTGATTCTATTACTCCAGCCATATTCTTAGCACCATCTGTAAGCTTTTTAATAGAATCTAAATCCATTTCGTCATCTTTAGATAAGTGATAGTATTTAGCAGCACCTTCAAGTTTCAATAGTAATCCATCTAACATATACTCAAGTAAGGAGTATGTTCTGCTTTTCCAACTATCTTCTGCTTGTGTTACTATTTCTGGTAATTCATAGTTTTCATTTCCAAATAATTCCTTTTTTAATGTAGGTTCTATTAGATCTCTTTCCATAGTTTCTACATAAGGAGAATCATATTTGTTTTTAAGTACTATGTACCATAAGTATTTTGTTGCTAAATCTTTATCTTTAAATGAATCCCAAAGTTTTTTAAATGGTGGAATGGCCAACATGTCTGGATGTATGACCACTTGTCCACCAACTATATCTGCTAAATTCATCTTTAAGCTTCCTTAACACAAGCTTCGCAACAATTGCAATCCTTCATATTACAATTTTGCTCGTATTCTTTATTCAATTTATAATTATTATAAAAATCTTCATTTCTTATAATAACAAAATCTTTAACTTTTCTTCTATCTTTAACCGGTACTTCTTTTTCTCTATAACCAGCATAGAGAACCAAGATTACATCACCAGCTTTTACATCATATTCTTTTTCATTAGCTACAAAGGTACCATCTTCCTCAATTACCCAAGCCCAATCAATATTTAAGTAATGATTACTAATAGTATCAAAATTCTTAATATCGTTATCCTTCATTGTTAACAATGAGCTGCCACCTGTATAAATATACGTATTCATATTAATCTAAATTTATTTTAATGTATCTGTTTTTATAATGTCTATTCAATGCATCTACTGCTTCTTGTTTAGTATAAAATGCATTAACATACTCTGGATTTTTACTGTACTGATTGATTATCTCCTTCAGTTGCTCCGCTTTCTCGTCCCTGTTCTGCATTCTCATTTTCTTCTTTTTTATCAGTTGAACCAAATCCACCACCACGATCTTCACCTGATAATTCCTCTACGATTACAGGCTCCATCTTCGGATAAGGCATTACTACTAACTGAGCAATCTTTTCACCTGGTTGATAAATTGTAGGAAGAGCATCTGTAGTAATCTTAAACTTAACAAGAATCTCACCCTTATAATCACAATCTATAACAGCTACAGCATTACACATTGACATAGACTTCTGAGAAACTGATGATCTCATAAAGATCAAACCCACATGACCTTCAGGAATCTCTACGGATAAACCTGTATGATATACTAATACTAACTTACCACTCTTATCAAATTCTTGAGTAAAGGAGACTGCTGTTAAATCTAAACCAGCATCATTAGGGTTAGCATAACTAGGTAATACTGCATCTTCTTGTAATTTCTTAAATTTTAATTCCATATTATTTTCTTACTATATTGTGTCCTAATATTATTTCTGTTGCTTGTGCTGCTAAGTTTGCACTGTAATCTTCAAGAAATTGACTTTTGCTTGATTCCTTTAGTATCTGTTGAAGGTACATCAACATCACTTCTTGATTCCACAGAATTCTGTCCAGCTTCTCGTCTATTGTCATGATTATATGTACAGATTTCTTCTTCTTTTATAAATTCGTGAAATAAGTCTTCAAGTTCTTCATTTGATTCATTGGCTCTACTTCCACATGTGTCTTGTATATTATTATCTGGTAATGATGTACTAGTTTTTTGTTCGTAAAAGAATTGACTATCCCCAAATGAACTATTGAATACTTCTTCATTTTTAATACCACCAAAAACATTTGATGAAAACTTGTCAATTAAATCAGGTTCTTCAGCTTTACTTAACCAGAGTAATGCTATTGCGTTCCATGCTACTTGAGCTAAATGTCTACATCCTGTTTCTTCATCGAATGTTTCGTTTTCTGATCTATACAAGTGTCTTAAAAGAGCTCCTTTGTATCTTTGATAACCATTATCAAGATATTGCCATGTATTTTCTCCATACTTCTTAGCTCCTTCTGTATATACTCTGGCAATATCTTCAAGACAATCAAGAGGCATTAATTCCCATCTTGTTTTGTCATCTTTCTTATCATTCTTTTTTCCTTCCTTTTGCATTCTATAAAATCTTCAAGTTGTTCCACACACCAAGTAACTAAATAAGCATATTGTTCATTTCCTTCATTATATCCTTCTGCATTCATTGATAAATAATCATATACAGCATCTGCATAATGGATTGATTCATGAGCTAAAGTAGAACAATGGAAATCATCTAGTACTATTAATATACCAACAGCTCTAGAATATTTCTCTCTGACCAAGAACGTAGCTCCCATTACACTACTTAGTTTGGGACGATCTCTTTCTGGTTCATCATTTCTAAGTTCTTTGGTAGTAAGAAAGAAATCAAAAAAATCACAAGCATCTTCCCAATCATCCAGAGTAGTAACATAAAGATTTACAGGATATAGATTTTGATACAAAAAAGCTTTAGTTGTTTTGTTTTTCATTCTCTCTGGTTTTTTCATACTTTCTTTTTGGTTTGATTTTGAATAAATACCCAAACATTATTGTTTTAGTATCTTCATCATTTGAAATAACTCTATTTGCAAATTTAAACGGGTGATTACAAATTACTTCTACTACTTGATGTGGAATATTATATTTATTTGCTAATTGTATATAGATATTAGAAGTTTTTTCCTTTTGAATCATATACTATTCTATAGTATTTATTTTTAAGCAAACCATCGATTGTAAATGATTCTACGTCTATTGTAGAAGGTCTAATTATATTTATCACACTAAACACATCCTTTGTGTCGTTGTTCATCATAACGTGTTCTACTACTTCTAACTTAAGAGCTTTTTCTTCCTTTTTACTATATGGTTTGATAGGTTCTAAAATTATATATCTATCTTTTTCTTTTACTTTGATGTTCGTGGTTTCTACAAACATAGAAGAATTTCCAAAGTAAAGAGTATACTTATTAAATGGTAATTCTTTTCTCATTAATTTATTCCACCAACATTTTAGTAAACCATATTTCTTATAGATAAGAATGGAACCTGTTTTTATATCTAAACATTTCATTTTATTCTCAGTATTATCGTTAGTTGCAAACGATCTCCAATAACAACTGGTATCAGAGCCTTATTTACGCTAAGTTCGTCTTCAGCAGGTCCAGCTATCAAAATGCCCTTCTCTTTGAAAGACTTAATGTATCTACTTAGGTTATCCTTAGTAATACCTAAATTCTCAATGATATATTTTCTATTATATCTGTTTGCTACATTCTTATTTGTATTAGGTTCCTTAACGTATTCCATATCCATTTTAATAAGTGTAGCCATTAATTCAAGTTCCCTATCAGTTAACCTAAGTATTCCATTAAGCGCTTGTAAAAACTCTGGTATCAATTCTTCATTTGATACGGTTTTTACTAGTTTATTCATTTATGATTGCCTCGAGTTTGTTTAACAATTTCATCATATTGAAATATACAGTATCATGCTCTACTTTCACACAAGTTTGAATTTTACCTTCCTGATACTTTTTCTCAATATTGTTCTTACGTTGATTGTAAGTATTCTTCAATTGAGCAATAATAGTACGAATCTGTTTGATTTTCTTCTCATCATTAGATTCAACAGTAACATTTTCAATTGGCTCAACTAAACCACTTTTAGCATATTCCTCAATCATATCACATGATACAGCTACGTTTACTTGGGAATAATAATTTTGTGAGTCAGAAGATTTCTCATCAGAGAATGTATACATATCGTTATCCAATGTAAGGATATCGCCTGATTTTAATACGCCAAAAGGTTTAATAACTTTATATTCTGTAATCATAATTATTTAATGATATTTATTATTTGTTTCATTTTATCTTCTCCAATTTTTCTTGAAGAAATCGTAGTTTCTATACCTAATCCTGAACAAGGATCTTTCCAAGCTTTACATACTTTGCAGTATTCTTTGCTTTTCCGTTTAGCATCAAATGGGCATTTTTCCCTGACTGTTGTAATAGTAACTCGGTAATCTGACATAGTATTTATTTTTTAATAGTTCCAAGTGCTAATTTAATCCACTTGTTTACGTCAAAATCAGGATCTTTTTCAGATATGATTCTGCAATTGTTTGAAGAATCACATACTTCGTATTGTTTGGGTTGGGTTACTAAACCCATTAGACTAATTGCTTCATTCTTGGATAATGTTAATTCTGTAGCATTTTCCATGGAAGGATCATTAACGTCTTCTGGAACAAATACCTTAACTGTACCATCATCTTGTATTTGAATGAACTTTGAGTACTCACCCAACATGTTATTTATCATTTCTTTAATCATATTCACATAACGCAAATATTCAAAAAAAGTTGCAAATTTTATACAATAAAAAAGGGGTTAACTTTATGCTAACCCCTAGTACATCCAACTACAACCACGATTAATTAAGACTACGCTTAGTCTTTAAAATATTTTTCTCCTTTTACAAAGGCTACTACATTATAAGGATTTACTAATTGACTATCTTTAAACAAATCAAAATCAATCGATGCTTTCCTAGGATATGCTACCACATCACCTACTTCAGGATGATTGTTTTCATCTTGCCACTGATATCCAGATGGCAGACGTAATACAATACCTTTTCTGAATGTAGTTAACACTTTTTCTTTAACTGTTTCAGTGTCATTGATATCATAACCATTTTCGTCCTTTTTACCAGTCTCTACTGGCTTAATAATTTCTTTCTCTACGTATTCATCCTCTAAGGGCTTAACTATCATATCCTTAGTAGGGATATACACTAAACCGTCTATAACGGTCTTTAATATGTCATGTTGATTTTCCATGCTAACTAAACGTACTTAATTAATTTTTGTTCTATTACTCTGAAATTTTTCTTAGAATATGACCACCAGCACTACAACAAATACCTTGTGCAACATTATTTAGACACCCACTAAAGTTTTCAAATTGTCTAAAATAACATCCTCTGCATCCATCATATGCTCTGATTATTTTAAAATCATCACCATTTATGTTAACAACTCCTTGTCTAATCATTTCTAAGTATTTTGGTTCATTCATCATGATATAGTTTGATAATAATATATTATATACTGCAGTTATCTAGAGTAAGAGTAATGGTTTATATTACTACTAATTGCATTTTAAACTACTATTATATCCTACTCTGGATGTAGGAACGTATTATAATCTAATTTTGTTCCAATATTAATAAAATAAAAATAATTTTAATATTATTTATGATTATTTAACATATTTACGAAAGTTTCGTAGTTAATTCATTAACTTGTTGCCTTAATTCATTTACAAATCTAGTAGCTCCTTTAGGTCCAGTATACCCTAAACCTGGTATTTTATATACATGATCACCAACACTATCTATACCATACGCATTATTATCTTTACTTAGGATAGCTTCTACCTCTTTAACTGTTAATTCTTTTAACATAATTTAACTATTTTTAACGTATCTTATAACCTAAAAGTGTTAATAATTCATAAAATTTGTTAATATCCCTAAAGTAAAGTGAATATGAAATCATCATATGAGCCATACCTTCCTCCATAGGATTCATTAACCTAAGATCTGATACTTTCAAAGCTTTAGTACCATCAGCGCAATCCCATTCACTTACTCTAGCTCTTAATAGCTCAAAGTCACTAAATTCATAATAGAGTTGATTATCTTTAATTTCAAATCCTTTATCTTTTAATTCTTGTTCAAATATCATATTGCTGTTATTTAAATTCTAATTAGAGAACGAAAATGAATAATAAGTGTTGTAAAAATTTTTTATAAAAAATATTTTTGTGGGTATAATTGAAAGCGAGAACTGTAAAAAAATTTTTTCTAAATAAAAATTGGGGCATACAATTGAAAGCGAGGACCAGTACAATATCAAGTCCCCTCTCCTAACAAGTAGGGGAAATCCCCCGTCAAAGAGTTAATGTGTCAATAGAACCTTATGGTGTATAGGTAACCGTAAAATGCTATGGATTTGTCTATCAAGGATAAAGACGTAAAGAACTACGAACTTACTAAGGTAGAGGTTAAGACCTCTAAAGACGGTAATGCACGTTACGCAGTATGTGAGTTCAGACAAGCAGGTCTAAGAAAGGTGCTGCAAGAGCAAACTAGACCTGTTGTGATGCAGTTAATGGCTGCATATGGTAGTACTAAGGAACATGAAGATGAGTACTTCAAGGCAATAGAGGAAACTATTGGTGAAGTTTTTCCCATCTGTCGTGTTGAAGTAGCAGGATTTCCTGACTTTGTTCGTAAGGACAATGACGGTAAAATCATCACTGAGACTAAGGAAAGAGACGGTAAGCAAGTAAAAGTAGCTTCCATCTATAACTCTGTCTTCATCTATACACTGTGTACTGACGAAGGCGAATGTATCAAGTCTGATGCAAGTCTCATCAAGCGTGGTGAGAACTTGTTCACCAACTCCAAACGTATTATTACTATGGAGGACTACAAGATGCAACGAGAGAAGGCTAAGGCAGCTAAAGAAGCAGCTAAGGCAGCTGAGGAGAAGAAGCCTAATCCATTGTTAGAGGGCGAAATAGTTGATGACGATGAGTTGTAATGAGTAAGTGGGAGGGAGTGGTAAACACCACCCTCTCTCCCCTCATTTTCTCTCTTTTTCACAACAAACCCATTAGTAATTTATATAATATATAGCGAAATTTAAAAAAACTAATAACTTTCTAAAGCATTAAGAACACCAGTTTCTTGCAAATAGGTTTAGGACTATCCTTATAAATACTTAGCTACTACAACATTGATTCCTAGAATCATAACGCCAGAGTAGAGAATCCCTATTGTAAGTTTTGGATGTTAAGCAGCAGCCACAGCTGCATAAGTAAACTTGGGCATATGTTTTACTTGCTGGTGGAGTAGTTTAAACCAGTAGTGTATATCTTTTCGGCGGTTTACTAGTAACGCACTTAAAAGTTTAAGGATAAACCGTACAGGAAACCAATTCCGATTTATAAGTTTGGTGACAACTTGAAAGAGAGTGACAGCTTGGAGAGACAGCATTATATATAACTCTACTATTATTTTTATGATTTGAGTTTTCTAGCGTCCTATAATTTAATTTAGACTATAGGTTTCAGTGAAGGTTCTAACTGAGTAATGCGTACTAGAACCAGAATCAAAAAACTCAATAACTTCCCAAGAC